CCCTGGATACTCTGTATAAAATAGATCATATCAAATTGAGTACAAGTTAATTGAGTACTTGATACCGTTTGTATTGTATATAATTAGAAAATATAGTTAATTTTATTAATAGATATGACCTACACAGCTGGTTCAATGGATAGACAGCAATTGATGGACGAATTTGGCCTTAATGCTGAAGGGCTTGCTTCATCGAACACAGGTTCTAGCACTGGTGTTAAAAGTAACCCTTTACTTGGTACTGGCTATCTAACAGATGATGATACCCAGCGTTTACTTAATAATGAGAATTTGAAAAATGCTTTTATTGAAATGAAGGGAGGTCAAACTGCTGCTGAATCTAATGAATCACCTTGGGGCAGCTTGGTTGGAGAAACTAATAGCTGGGAAACAGTTAATGATGTAGATAGTGTCCTAGATTGGCTTTCGAAAGAGCCACCTAAAGAAGAACCAGCACCTGTTGTTTTTGATATATCTCCAACACATGTTGATGTTGATGTTGCTGAAAATCCAGCTGTTAAAAAACCTATTGCAGGCGTAGATTATCCGACTGGGCCAGTTAATGATGCTATCGAAAGGATTCGAGCACATAACCAGGCAACTCACGATTTTACTGCTGGGGCTGAGCCTAATATGATTCAGGGAATGGAAGGATTTGTTAAACAGAGTGCTAATCCATCTACAGATTTTAATGCTGAAGATTGGATTGCTGAAACATCTAGACCAGATACAGACCAGCAGGATCATGCTCAAAGTCTTGTTGATAAGTGGACATTTGACATTGCAAAGAATTTACAACCAAATCCACAAAGTGTAGTAAATGCTCTCACTACTGCTATACCTAATACATTAGGGGTCTATAGCTAATTCATATTAGATAAATTATAAGCAGAAAAGATCGCGGAACCTTTTACTCGTTATAACCACGCAGAAGTGTGGCAGGTAGATCGCTTTCTATGACTGCTATTTGGCGGAAAGCCTCACTTAGCCACCTTCTTTCCTTACCCTTTCTATTTTAAATACATTTAAGAGAGTGTATTAAAAAAAGAATATATAAGGGAATATGTGTATTTAGTGCGGTTTGCTAGTTAAAAATAGCCGAAATCCCTTCCGCCCGTGCGGATGTAGTGAGCCACGCAACGTGTGTGGTTTAAGTCAAGAGGAAACTGTCGCAATAGCTACCGCAATCACTATAAGTAAATACTACTTTTATTGAGTAGATTCAGGCTAAATGCCGGCTAATGGAAAGCCCTTCATACACAAAAGCCTTTCTCTCACTTAAGAAAGCTGTCAATTTGCCTTGCCACGACACCTGCTCATATCAATTGAAACCCAGACGACGATGTAGCACCTAAGTATTTATACCACTCCGTCTATTGGATACTGATGAACAAAAAAATGAAGAAACTCACCTTTGAGTGCAGCGAGCAATTGGCCCGCTGTTTAAAGTCACGAGCTCTAAACGAAGACCTGACTCAGCAGCAATTGATACTTAATGCTGTCAGAACCTACATGAGTCCAGTCTGTGATGACTGTGAATTGTGCCGGGGAAGAGGAACAAAATCTCCCTAAAAGCTGGAAACCCGCAAAGCTGGAAAATCAGCCATTAGCTAATAATCACGATAACTTCATGTCAGTCACCCAGTGACTAAAACCTCGTTGCCCCCTATCGGGGGCTCTATTGACGATTGTCCTATATGACATTTCAATTATGCCCGCAGAATTTACTAGCGGATGGTTCGGTAACAACGAACACGCTTGGCACAACCAAGGGATTGTTACTGAAGGAACGCTCCCTGCAAGAGATGCGTTTGAGACAGCAAATGCGCTCTTCGGAGTTGAAAAGCGAGAGCTTCAGTACCCAGTGTTTAAAGATCCCAACATTGTTGGTGTTGAACCAGCAGGTGTCTACGGAGTTGTCCGAACTGACACCCAAGATCTGCTCGGAATTGTCAGTAAAGCGTATGAAGTCGTACAAAACGACTCCCTCTTACGCATGGCGGAGTTCATCCGTGAAGAAGCAGACATGGACAGCGTCGTTGTACTCAAGAATGGTGCAAGGCTCGCCTTTACCGCCACACTCCGTGGTGCGACGAAGGAAGTCGTCCCTGGCGACAAAGTCTTTAGACGATTAGTCGGCTATCTAGGACACGACGGTAAAACTGGCTGCGGTGCAATCTTCACCAATGTCAGAGTTGTCTGCGCCAATACTCTTGCTGCTGCTTTAAGTAGTGACAACAAAACTTCTATCATCCATAAAACAGGAGCTAACACTAGTTTTGACAAGCTGATCACATCTATCGATACAGCACGTCAAACGTTTGGGCAAGAAATTCAATCAATGAAAGAACTTGCTCAGACCGAATGCAGCATAGACAACTTTAGGTATTTCCTAGAGAAGGTCTATGAAAAGGATCTTAAAGACAGCAAGTCCATTGACGACCTTAAGAAAACTCAACAAATCATCAGAAGTTATAACTGGGGATTTGGTACTGATATTCCTGGAGTTAGTGGAACCCTATGGGGTGCACTTAACGCTGTCACTGAGTTTGAGACAAGTACAAAACGTGGGAATAAGAAGAGCAAATTCATGAAGGCTAACTTCGGAACTGGTCTAACTACTTCTGCCCGTGCTTTCGCTATAGCTCAAGATATGGCTTATGCATAAGTCACTTAAATAATATCTATCACCTATACTTTAGATTGCTGTGATAAATAAGCAGCGATCTGAAGTGCATTTTTATAATTAATCTAATGAATAAACTATTATATGTATTGCCCATTCTTCTATCTACGCTCTCGACGCAAGCTGCACCAGCAGTATTTAGAACGAACGCTAGCTGGTATGGCCCTGGTTTCCACGGAAACTTAACTGCTAACGGCGAACGTTATAACCAAAACGGAATAAGTGCAGCACATAAGTCATTACCATTCGGCACTAAGCTGCGTGTATGTAATGAGATCAATGATATGTGCGTAGATGTACGTATCAACGACCGTGGACCATATATTGCTGGACGCGGACTTGACCTGTCAAAGGGTGCCGCTGAAGCAATCAACATGATTGACTCAGGTGTTGTGCCAGTCACTTATGAATTCCTATAAATCACACTACTATTTCTAATTATGTGTAACGAAAATACTAAAAGCGCAATGATCTCAAGCATAGTGAGGAGCACTGCTATTGCAGTCATCCTCCTTCCAGTAACACTAAGTATTACTGGTGGAGTAAGTAAACTAGTTGAACAAGCTGAAGACACTACATCTGTATCAGCACAACTTGAACAAATTAAAGCAGAACTTGTTAAAGACTGCGTTTCTTGGAAAGTGGCTATTAAGGATACTAAAGTAGAACGTCAAGCTGAAACAGCAATTGATGAATACTTTGATGGATCTGTTGGATACCAACAAGTATGTAATTGGGTCTTGAAGTAATCTGAAGTGCCTTTAATACTTCTTGCCTCAATTTATCTACCTCTTGTAGAACTAGCTTTTACTGGTTCTATTACGATGGCTCAAGCTGACACCATTTATACAGAATGCCGTACTTTATACGGCTATGAAAGTATAGAAGACGTACGAGTTACAGAATGTATAAACAAGCGGGTAGATTCTTTGATTTAAACTTGTTGAGTTTTCAAAAATTAGGGGGTTCAGACACAAGAACCTTTTTCAAATTTTCCCTATATAAAATAAATATAGATACGGAGAAATCTAATGTCCCTCACTACTGAGGAAAAGCGAGACGCGTTGTATGCAATCAAGCACTTCCAACAACACCACATCTCACCAAGTACTGATCGTTACACTTATTACACACACATACTAGAAAAAATCGAGAACGAAGATGAGAATATTTCTGGATACGGCGGAACCGAAAACGATTGAGAAGTACTTCTCAACAGGATTAATTGATGGTGTTACAACAAATCCATCTTTAATCCTGAAAGCTGGTGAAAGACCTGATGACATCTACAAAGCAATCAAAGATATTGGTGTTAAAGATATCTCCATGGAAGTTAGCGGCAGCGCTAACGAGATGCTTGACGATGCATGTCGTCTTGCAGATAAGTTTGGTGATGTTACAACCATTAAAGTCCCTTGCACGGTGGATGGACTCAAGGTTTGCAGAAAACTCAGCAAAGAATTGATTCCCACTAATGTGACGCTAGTATTTACAGCAGCACAAGCTCTGCTTGCTACTAAAGCAGGTGCAGCATATGTCTCGCCATTTATTGGTAGGCTTGATGATCAATCCGTAGAAGGGCTTGAAGTCGTCCGCGCTATCACTGAGCTATATCGGATACATCAACGCCCTACACAGGTGCTAGCGGCCTCCATAAGAAGCGTTCAACAAGTTGCTAAGTCATTTGCCAACGGAGCTAAAATTGTAACGATGCCGCCATCTATTTTCAAACAAATGTACAAGAGCATATTGACTGATCAAGGTCTAGAGATCTTCAGTCAAGATTTAAGAAACACTAAAAAATAAACTAATGACACTATCAACTTCTCATGAATATGGAACAGCTGAATACTATTCAGTATTATTTCAAGATATCCTCGCGGATGTAGAAGGTGAAATATCTCCTGATGCACCTAAAAATATCTACAAAGGATTCCTACTAGCACTCGATGATTGGATTAAGTACCACGACACACAATTGAATGAGTATCAAGAATTCAAAGCAAAAGTACTTAAAACATTAGGTACACTCTGATTCTTTGTAAATTATTGATGAATAGTGCTAGCTAAAATTAAATAAGTCTTTAGGGGAGTTATGCCATCTATAAACTTCCCACCACCAATAAGACTTCCTCCGCCAATCATTGCACCACACGATCCTATTGACCTGCCGACATTCAACATACCTGAATGGGAACCTGTTCCTATTTACCGTGATCAAGTGCCAGGCATTGGAAATGTAGATGAATCTGATAATGAGGACGAAAATACAGAGGAAACTGAAGAAGAAACTGAAGAACAGACAGAAACCAAACCCGAACAAGCACCTGTAAAACCAGCAACGGTAGAACTACCACCGATACCTCTACCACCATCACCTGGAGAAGTCATTCCTGAAACAGAGATGGTTAATGAAGTGACTATCCCTATTATTAATATGGATGTACCACTGCCGAAGACAGAGATTGTAGTAATTGCAGTCACTACTGCTGGAGTTGCTGCTATTGCTTCTGTTGGTGGGACAATGATTGCGAATCAAGTCTTCAGACAGCTAGTAAAGGTATTCAAACCATTAATCAAAACTATTCTGAAGAAACTGATGAAGACTCGGGGGAAGGTTCTTCCATCGTGGGCTCGGGAACGTCGGGCTCAGAAATATCAACGGGTAAAGGGTCCGACGAAGTAGAATTCTCATCTGACTTTAATAGTTCACTAGGATCTACTGGAGGAGCTGCTGCGATTGGAACGATGTCTGCACAGATTGGATAAAACGGACTTGCTGGAAGGATTTGAAATCCTGCCTTATAAATATTAATGCACTCTTTAATACGAACTAATTCATAGTCCAAACGTGATTTATCCAACTGCCGTCTACCTAACTCCTTACAAAGCTCTACTGCGCCGCCATCTAATGGCATTGATAAACTTATTTGTCCGCCGTAACTTGCACTCGTTGCATAGGAACTGGCCATACTCTCTGTTTGAAGAATGTAAGGAGCAAAACTTATAACTGGACCATTACAGAAATGCCCACGACTAAATCCTTGCGTACTTAATGATCCCTGATTAATCTGAACTGCTTGATTTGCTACTGATCCAGTGATCGCAGCATTAGGCTGTGCACTTACATTTGTTGTATCACTAGCAAAGCAAGGGCTTGAAAAGACTACTGTGAGAATACCGATAAAGTATTTGTAACCGAATCCGTTTCCACTGTTCTGTCTATATCGATTGTTTCGATTAGACCAGCAGCTCTTGCTGTCATTTCTAGTTCCCATGGTAATGCTGTATCAACGATCTCGAACTGAACACCAGTTGCATTAACGGAAGTTGCGGCTCCATTAGCATCTAATGCTTTGATGTTATCTCCACTCCATACATTAATCGCTGAACCGAAACGTTCTGTAGCTACAACTTCAGTTACTTCCTGAGTTGTTGTAACTGTCTGCGTCATTGAACCTGTTGTAAAATTAGGTGTAACTGACTGAGCCGATACTGGTGCGGCGATAAGTAATAATAGAAGAAGGCGATACATCTTTTACATAAGTATAAGCAACTATCCCTAGTGTATCTATTTAAAGTCATGCAAGAACAAAAAAAGGAAGCAGGCCTCTTTAAAAAACTTAAAGCATCTGTAGATGACAAAGAAGAGCAATTATCAATACTATCTACTTTTGTACGATTAGGTATACTAATCTGGAGTGGAGGAATACTAACACTTGCTTATATACAACTACCAGCTGTATTAGGTATCCCAGAGCAAAAGCTAGATCCCACATTCATAGCTAGTGTTTTTACTGGTGTACTTGCCACCTTTGGTGTTCAAGCTACATCTAAGAAAAATGGTAACGGAGCTACTGACGGTAGTATTAGTAAAGAAGATCTAGAACGATTAATTGAAGCGACTAAACAAACTGCACCAACTCAAAAAATTGAAATTGAACAAAGGCCTATAAAAATTATTACACATGATTAATAGTTACCTTTGCCCCCTGTCGGGGGCTATATTAAATGTATGGTCAAATGAGGCCTAAGTTAAACGATATATAAATTTAATAAATAGCTCATGTATACTTACTTGTATTACATATATTCAATCTTTACTGTCTTAATAATCAATTGTGCTCATCCAATTAATTGGGGCAATTGTTCTAATGTGTATCAATGGTTACCTCCATACTTTAATGATTATAAAATTTTTAATAATGAGTGGGTTAAACCTTTATCTCAATAATTTCTTTGATAGAATTTAATCAGTTATGGAGATTATACTAATGAGTCGTACTTATCGTAAGCATCCGTTAGGTCATCAACACATTAGACACCCCAAAATTAACAATGAACGCCGTCAACTTGAAACATTAAAAACTGATAGGCGATTCTTTGATTACAGCATCAGTCCACCAAATCGAATCAACAAACATCTACCTGATGAATTTGATAGCTTAACTGCTAGCTCTAGTCATGAACTACACCATCGAACATAAAACTGAACAGAATGAGGATTCCCCTTTTGCTACCTATCTCAACGTTGCAACTGAATTACCCTTATCAATTACTAATCATATTATCTCTCAGCTTATGTGGGACAAGGATGGTGAACTAATTAGTGAGTGAATTCATCGGTGATACTAGAGATAAGCACGGCTTTACCGTCCGGCCTGCGATTACTGACGAAGAATGTATCCTTAAATGCCTGTATAACAACATAAATATGTGTGGCATGGATAAAAAACAGATCATTCGTCTAATTCAAGAACGCGGCGGAAAAGTTGTTTGATTAGCATTTGTCTCCAATCACAGACAAAGATTATTGACGCTAATTTATAAGAAGGTAATAAAGCACCTTATGTTTTCACATATATTTGTTTTCCTTTTTGTCAGCCTACTGGTAACAGCTATGGAACTGACATGGCCATTACCTTATAGAGGTCAATGATTAACTTATCTAAAGATGAGATATTGATAGCACGTAAGGCCCTTAAAACCTACCAAACGTTCTACGTATCTCCTTCAAATCCAAATCATGAAGTGCTTAACCGGCTTCTGGACAAACTAACGCTTTCTAAATCGCTTGCTTAATATGGAATTATTTTTTCTCTGCCTTGGACTTGCATCTATTGCTGGTGGTGGCGCTTGGCTGCTAACACCCAAGAAGACAATGAATTGATTGAATGATGAATGAGTTGACAGACACCTATCGGTGCCTATATAATTAAGGTAGGTCCTAGAGGACCTAGGTGCAAATAATATGGACTGGTTATATGGAGATATCAAGGGAAGCTCATGACGACTTAGTCGGAGCTGTCGAAGACACAATTGAATACTTCTGCGATCAGCAGATGCAGCAAGGTTTACCTTTCTCAGGTGAAACTGCTTGGGCAATCATTGAATGCCTATCAATCGCTAAACAAACTGAGTTAGCTGGAGAACTTTCTCCTGCATGACCGCAAAAATAAGTGATGTCTATAAGGCATTGACTGATATAGAAGAACAGGTTGAAACAGTCTGTTCAAATGTTGAAGTCTCACGATCTTTCGTGTGGCTAATGATCAAGCACAGAGCTGAATTAAATCTACAATTACTAAAGGAGAATTTAGACAACGAGCATATTCACTAATCACATTTTGCCCCCGGTTGGGGGCTCTATTGACGATTGCCTATAAAGGCGAATGTACACTTATTATTACTTAACAAATGACTATTGTCTCAACTGCTCCAAGTGTTCAAAGTGATGCGCTATCACTCATTGAAGAATTTGGAGGCAGCTCTGCTAACAATGTAGAAATGATGATCGGCGTAGGCCTCGCTAAAGATACTGAAGCTGTATTCTTTCAATACCTAGGTGATGAACAGAAGCAGGCAATAATGCTTCCTTCTGGTAAACCACTGACCCAAATGAAAGCAGTACAATTTACTGGTATCTCTATTGCTGAAGAGGTCGGTGAATTCAAAAGTGTAAAGCTCAACGTTTTTCTTACAACAAACCAAGGCCGTACCGCACTGATTACTAGTGGCTTAACTACTATCTGGTCTCAGTGTGTACTAACAGGTTTGATGGCCGTATTCAATCAAACCCAACTTCCAGCCACTATCACTTTAGATAGCTGGTATGGTACTTCCAGAAATAGGCCCGCCTTTGCTGCTATTCGTTTCAATAATCAGAAGATGAGTGATAACGATCTATATGAGCAGCTCAAAGATTCACGTAACGATGGTGACAAAGCACGTCTTGAGGCTATTTGCCGTGACTGTGTAAGCATCCTCGCTCACGCTTTGGGCACTGATCAGCCTGTTCAAGATGCACAGGTGTTTGAGGTCGATATTCCACAGACTGCTGTTACTGCAAACGTCTGATTTTGATTTAATAGGCACGGTTATTCTTCCGTGCTTTATGTCTAAACTGAAAACAATAGTTATGAATAATCCTATGTTTAAATTCCTCCAAAGTCTCACAATTACTGTCACATTTGTGGCGACTTTTGTCCTAGCATTACTCTATGCTTCAAGCGATTTAATTGCTGACACACAAGATACTCAATCTGAAACTATCCCTATAGAAATCTCTCTTTGTGATGACATTGAAGAGGTTCTCTTAGAAGCGATGGAAGAAGGTGAGATCGAAGAGCATGAAGTCATTGACATAGTACAAACTTGCAGAGACAAAAATGAGTGACACACCAGAAAAGATTGAAGTGTTTGCATATGATCTATACGATCTTGTTTGCGATGCTTACGTAGCACAGCTCGATGACACCCCGTTACCTGTTGCCTTCTATCTAGAACGTATTAAAAATACAGCTTACGGGTATCTACCGAGTGAAATGCACCAACAATTTGAGGAGTATTTAAACAATAAGGATTATTTGCCTAAAACTAAAATTATTACTGATCTAACATGACAGCATCCACACTAGAACGTCCAAAAGTTCAACAAACCAATGAGCCTCAATTTCTTATAGCTCTACCTGTTCACTTAATGCACTGTGTAGCGCAATGTGTATCAACGGATCCAGTTAAAGTTTCACTTAACAAGATCTCGCTATACCGCGAAGATTCTGTTGGATCTGGTGAAATTACACTTGCGGCAACAGACGGCCACCGCTTACTAAGGATTACCCTACCTGCAGGTTCTACTCACATAGGGGAACTGGAGCCGGGACAACGGCTGATTATTGATCCAGAAGCTTTTAAGAAGCGACCACTACTGAACGAGAAAGCAGTTCAACTGTTTGAAGACGGTACAGCTGAGATTATTAATCGCAGTTCCCGTGAGATTAGAAAAGTATTCTGGAAGACTGCTGATACGAAGTTTGAATTTCCAAACTACGATCAACTAATTCCAGACAACTTCCACAACAAACCAGAAGCTCCTTTTGCATTCAATCCTGCCTACCTGCTTGACTTTCTTAAGTTAGCCAAGCAATACGGATGTCCACTTGTTGTTAAGTGGCGCATGAATGCTGCAGCAACACCAATGGTTCAAACCTTTGTTGTTGATGGAAAGTGGTTACCACTAGGAGGTGAAGTCACTGTTGAGCATCTACTCATGCCTGTAGTAATTAGAGCTTAATTAAATGACAACAGTATCTGGAAAAGGTTACAGCATAGGTAGGACTACTCTTGAACGTAAGACTGACTTTCAAAGTAGAGCAAGAACATCACGTCGAAAAATCAAAAGAGATGCTCGACGGAATGAACCCAAACAAGCACATCCAAAAACCACTAAAGGTTTTGCTACTAACTAAATGAACAGAACACAGCAAACGATGCCGGCAATTGCTAAATCTCTTCCTGAGATAAGGCTTATACGTGAACCGGCTACAGGCAACCTTGTTGAACATCTTGCTTACAATGCAGAGATGCAATATGTACGCAAGCCACCAGAAAATAGATTAATCCTATGTAACTCATTACATGATGTATTATTAGAGGAACCTGTATTGGTTACCTACCATTGTGGGATGAGAGCATATCAACACGCTCAGCATGTTGTTACTTCAAATAACTCTAATTGTGTAGGTGGATTCTTTTATACTGATGGAAATGAAGCATGAATGAGCCTGTGAAAAAGTACACAATTGCAATCTTCTCCCAAGATGAATGCAAACCTTGTCGTGATTTAAAAGAGCACGTTCGTAATCTTCCCAAAGATCAACAAAGCGTGCTTAATTTCTACGACATGAAAAACCTACGCGGTCAACAGACCGTTTGGTGTGAAACATTAGAGGTAAATCTAACTCCAACAATGATTGTATTACATAATGATGATTATGCTACTCCAATAGAGAGAGTTGTAGGCTGCCAATCAATTATTGAGATGTTGCCGTCAACTATCACTGATTACACTTATGTCCACACATTAATCGACGAAACCCACCCTGATCAAACCTATGAAAATCCAGATTGAGTATCCCCTCAATGAAACAATCGTTCTAACAATAGAACGTGATCAACTACCAGATGATCCAGAAGAACTTCTTGATTCGGTAACTAGAGATGAATTAAATTATAATTTCAATATCTATAATCATGTTGATGGTGAGAGTTATAAACAAGCATGGAGTAAAACCACTACTGTTAATACTTACATCACAGACGAAGACGACAACGAACTATATCCATTGACGACTAATGACAAAAAAGAACGTAATAGAAGCTAGAGGTGTAATCTTCAAGGAATCGGGTAACGGATATTTCAACGTTGAACTTGATAACCCTGAAGGACACTACTGCCTCTGTCGAGCATCAGGCAAACTAATAACGAGAAAGATACAACTGCTTGTAGGCGACAGAGTAACAGTAGAGGTATCACCCTACGACTTGACCAGAGGAAGAATAACCCTAAGGGAAAAATAAATGATTGATCTAATGAGCCAAGCGCTTGAATTCCGAGCGAACTTCAACCAGCCCATCTTAAGTAACTTCACACGATATGGATTTATCAAAAAGAAGTTATATCAAATGCAGATGACACTGATTGAAGAAGAATGCAACGAATTCCTTAACGCTGCTGACAAACTACTTACGGAACCGCATCCTATTCAGAATAGGGCTGATGTTCTTAAAGAGTTAGCAGATCTCATATATGTTTGCTATCAGTTTGCTGCTACTTATAACCTTGATTTAGATGAGGCATTAGACCGAATTCATAAGTCAAATATGAGTAAATTAGATGAACAGGGTAATCCTATTTATCGCAGAGATGGCAAAGTCCTAAAGAGCGATGGGTATAAACCTCCACAACTAGAAGATCTAGTTGTACCTTCTACTACACCACCTTCCGAGGAATACAATGCAAACTAACAAAGCAATTGCACGCACTGGACGTGTTCAGAATTGGCTAGATAATCCAGAAAGTCGCTTACCAGTGTCATGCACAATATTTAACGTGGCTGACAGCATGGAGGGTCCTGAAGGGATCGAATCTTCTTGGCGCTTTGCCTCACATGCTTTGCGAAATGGGGCAGGAGTTGCTATTCATTTATCTGAACTACGCCCTAAGGGTGAAGAAAACGGTAAAGGTCTAGTAGCTAGTGGACCATGCAGTTTTGGACTTATATACTCTACTATTAACAAGATACTTCGTCGCGGTGGCCATTACAAGAACGGCGCTGTAGTTTTAACATTAGACCTTTGCCACCCAGATATCAAAGAGTTCATTAATATGTCACGTATTGAACTCGATTGGGCCAAGCGGTGTATCAACCTAAATCAGGCAATGTGGGAAGAAGCTACTGATGAAGTACGCCATGCCGTCATCGAAGGTATTAAACGAGGTGATATTTGGCTGGCTAAGATCCGATTTGATCGGAACGGCGAAAGAATATTCTCGAATGTATGTTTGGAGGTTTTTGTAAAATCTCGTGGCACCTGCCTTTTGGAGCACGTAAACCTTAGCGCCTGCAGCATTGATGAGATTCCTGCTGCCTTCGTTGATGGCATGACTGAACTATGTGAACTTCATGCTAAGACTGGAGTTGGCGAAACTGGTGAGTATCTAGATCCCAAGGAAGACCGTCAGGTTGGACTTGGAATGCTTGGATTAGCGAACCTTATTGCCATGGAAAATGTTAGCTATAACGAATTAGCTGATGCTTTAGAAGCCAATTTTGGAGCGACTCAGAAGGCAGTTAAAATCGTAAAAGCACTTCATGCAGGCATACAACAAGCAGCTGCAGTAGCACGAGCGGCCAATATGGATCGAGCGTTTGCTATTGCACCTACTGCTTCTACTGCTTACCGCTATAAAGATCGAGCAGGCTATACAACTGCCCCTGAGATTGCACCGCCAATCGGGCGCATCGTTGATAGGGACAGCTCTACATTCGGCGTTACTCAATACGATCATGGATTTGTTGAGACCGCAGAAGAAGTTGGCTGGACGGATTATTTCCGAGTAGCTAACGGAATCATGATCATGCTGACAGAAACAGGCATGTGCCATGGGTACAGTTTTAATAGTTGGTCGGACATTGTTATCTACAATGAAGAGTTCATCCAATCCTGGCTGGATTCACCTCAGACAAGTCTCTACTACAGCCTGCAAGTGATGCAAAACACACAGGCTAAAGATGACATCATGAACGCCCTTGACGATGATTTTAGAGCCTTCTTCGAACTAGATGAAGAAGAAACTGCTAATGATGATTTAGCTATCGCAGCAGCAGTAGCTACAGAATATGCTGATCCGACAGCTTGTGTGGGGTGTGCTGAATGACTGTAAACCTAACTCATAGAATAATGAAACCAGCTACACCCTATATCCAATTACATGAGCGTAAGCGTACTTGGACACCACTAGCAGTATCTGCCGGGAAGACACTTCCTGGCGGAGAGGAAACACTTCAACGTGCGTTGTCTCTAAGAGTTGTTGAATTACCTGTTGGTGAATTCATTAAAGATGCAATGAAAGGAGACTTACCAAATGTTGAAGGTTGCAGAGAACTGCTTTTATCTAATGCAGAAGACGAAATTAAACATGACATGGCGCTGAACTATGCAGCTGCTGTCCATAAAATTCCTGAAAATATTCAAGCTGAGGCAAATAAAATTGGCAAAACTTGGATTGAATTAGATCGGCACCCTGTTCTTAAGGCTGCCATCCTTGAACGCAGTGTATTCTTCGTTCTCCTGCCTATATTCAGATTCCTGGGCGACACAGGCTTGAGGTCAATATCGGCTGATATTAGCCGTGATGAAATGACCCATGTCGCTGCCCATTCAATGGTCTGTAAAGAGATCGGTGCATCAGCAGACAAGATTATGAATCAGATGCGAAGAGCTACTGTCAACTGGGTTCTTGAACCCCTTAAGGCTGAAAACACCAATAAGTACCTCTCCAGTAACTTCTGGATGAATTGCAGCGATAACTTATATCGCAACGGTAAAGCTCCTGAACTTGCTGAAACTCGTGCCTCTAGGCAACCGGCTTTCTTTGAAGCCTCAAATGTAGACCTACCACAATACGCGTAAATGACAGAACAGAAATTAGAACTTCAAAATAAGTATCAAGAGTATCTAGATAACTTTGACCCAAGTCCTATTTATTACGGTGATGACTACGGTTATGCACTAACTTATGAACAATGGCTTGACGAAGAGGATGAATAATAACTCCTCTGATACGCATACAGCTAAACTGATATGGGTTACTCCAGATGCTGAGAAACTAATTGGTAAAATCGCCAGAGTTTCTAATCCAGCTAATGAGGATAATCCAGATAGCGAAAAACTGCTTCGTTATTTAATCAAACATAGGCATTGGAGTCCATTTGAAATGGCTTCAATGTGTATTGAGATTCAGACTACTAGAGCTATTGCACCTCAGATTCTGAGGCATCGTAGCTTTAGTTTTCAAGAGTTCTCTCAACGCTATGCTGAGGTGACTGACATACATACACCTCAGTTACGCCGTCAAGATTCAAAAAATAGACAGAACAGTATCTCTGACTTACGACAAGCTGACATTGATCAATGGAATCTTCTCACTGAAGAGCACTTCAAACATTCAATGGAACTTTATAAAGCACTGCTTGATAAAGGAGTAGCTAAGGAGTGTGCCCGTTCTGTACTGCCTTTGAACACTGGAACTAGGATGTACATGTCAGGTACTATCCGTAGTTGGTTACACTATGTAGATCTACGTTCTGCTAATGGTACTCAATTAGAGCATCAAAAGATTGCACTAGATGTACTATCGATACTACAACGAGAACTGCCTACAGTTGCAGCTTCTATGTGGTCTGATGATGACACCTAATTGCAATATTGCTAAACATGTAACCAGGGAAAGGCTCACAAAAACAGAAAAGAGTGATTAAACTAAGGATTGAAAACAACATCAGTCATAATGAATTTTATCGCCGCAACTGTAGAGCTTAAGGAAGCTTTACCAGGTAACGTCAAAGCCTATGGCCTTGACTATGTAGCAGCAGAAGCTGTTATCCCAGGTAACAATGAAAGTAGCCAAGTTAAACTAAGGCTGCTCTGCTACGACAGACAAGGGCCAAAACTTGAAGCCTTTGATAGCTGGAAAACGGGGACCCGTGCCTTAGTAACTGGCAACATTGTTTTTAGTGATGACACATCAGCACCACTGGATCTTGTCGTCACCACCTTGGAAAGTTCCATTCCCCAAGACATGTACTGCAATCAAGTAGTACTAGGTAATGCATTTTTTGGTTCTGATGAGATCAAGGAACGTAGGAACGGTCAAGTTGCTGTCAAAATCGGCAGCACATTAGATAACTCAGACATCACTACCTGGTTGTTTATGGAGACACATGAATCACGTAAAGCAAAACTCAATGACCGAATCCGTAAAGGAAGGCCTATCTGTGTTCAGGGATATATTCGTGAATTTAGGAAGGAAGGCGACACATCACCTTACCGAGCTATCGTCACAAATGACTTCACGACTAGAAAGGAAACGCCACGAACAAGAGGAGGCCCGCAAACGAGCGGAAGCGCTAAAGGTTATGGCGAGATTGACCCAACCCCTGAATACTGATAAGCGTTCAAGATAAACAAACAGCGGCCTACACGGTCGCTTTTTAAATAACATTTATCGACTTTATTATATACCTACAATAGATAAAGGTATATAAATGTTGATATGAATATCCTTGAGAGGATTAAATTAATTCGTCCTCAGTTAAATGCGGAACTATCAGCAAATCAAGACGTAAGACATGCTGGAGATATTTTATCTGGAATAAATCCAGAAGGCTCATGGCTAACTGGACGGTCACAGTTCGACCCACGTAGTCAATTATCTCCTATACAGGCACAAGGTTCATGGGCATTTACTAGTCCTAAAAGTCCAGGTACTTTTACAAACGATATAGTTGCAAAGGCGGCGAAGCGAGAGGCGGAACGTGCCCGTGAAGACTTCGTAGGACAAGGTGCTTACGGAACTATATATTCTGATGAGCCTGGATTAGTACGTAAGGAGATGATATCAACTGAAGCATTAGAAGAGTTAAATGCACAAGCAATCGGTGCAGAACTAGGGTTAGCTCCACGTGTAGTCGCTTATGAATCAGCTGTTCATGGTGACCCTGAAGTAAAAGCTATAGTCATGCAGGACCTTAGAGATAACTATGAGCCTGCATTCGACCCAGGAATTCGTCCTGAAATTATAGATGTTTTAGGGGCAGCTGATATGAATACTTCAGCAAAAAATAGACGCTTCGCAATGGATCATCAGAAACAAATGGGAGCACTTGCGCTAAAAGGTCTTGAAGTTATGGATCGTCATACAGGAAATGTGATGAGACATAAAATGACTGGACGACCAATCCAACTTGACTGGGGTATTACTAGAGAACTTTCGAACCTTCCTGATAAGGTAGAAGCATTGATAAATGCTACTGTAGAAGGCTTTAAAGCTTCAGGTCAATATGATATAGCAGAAATAATCAATGATACTGTTTATGATTATGTAGTGGGAGGTCAGATTAAAGAAGCTTGGGACTTCACTAAAGAAGCATTCGCAAGTCTACAAAAGATTAAAAACCCAGTAGCATTCCCGGCGAATCAGATTTGAAATTCTTGAATTCAACTCAACCAAATATACAAAAAGCCCGCGTGCGACCCTAAAAATGCTATTAAAAATTTTCAAGCTTATATTATGAATCGATTTTCCGATTGACTGGTAGCAAAGAGATTTGGGATAAAGCTGAACAATGGTTAGGACCTTTTTAATAAGTCACATATTTATATATAAAGGATTATATTGTAATTGTCTAAATAATATAACAAATGAAATTACAAGTCCTACCTCCAGAATTAATGGAGGAAAAAGATAAAATTGAAACCCGAGAACCACAACCCTACTTCAAACCTAGCCAATTAAAAGACGGAGAATCAGAAGAGTTCAGACTACTTGGATGTTATGAAACAGGCCATGCCATTGTTGGCTGGCAGTATGCTTCTGAAACTCAAGATGCCAAAACTGGTGAATTACGTTTCAATGGATACGTTGTAACACGTACTCATCCAGGAAACCCTGACGACATTGCTCGTGAAACTGACTGGAGTAAACCTGACCGACCAAAGATTGATGGCAGCTTTGTTAAGCCGCGCCGTTTTCTTGCTTGGGTAGGTACATCAGCAACCCGTGGTCGTCTTGAAGTTCTGTTCATTGAGCAGAAATCATTACGTGAGCAGCTCACTGAAGTTCTTCAAGAAGTTGATGACTACACCTGGACTGATGAAGGTTTAGCGAATTTCTCAATTAAGATCTCCCGTAAGGGTCAAGGTCTTGAAACGAGCTACAGCATATTGCCAAAGATCCGTGCTGTGCCTGAGAAGGTTAAAAAGGAGTGGGCTAAACAGCAAGAGACTATCTGGCTACCAAACTTCTTTGAAGGTAAAGATCCATTCGAAGGTAGAAGTACAGATGAGAAAGGGCTACCTGCAGGCGGTGTTGACAAACGAGGTTCAACAGTTATGCCCGCTAAAGCTAAGACAAAAGTAGACACTAACGCTGAATTCTAATGACTAATACACCTAGTAACTTTCAAAATCTTCCTCCAGAAATGCAGGCAAGGTTGGCTCAGATTATGCAACAAGCACAAGCAGTAGGAACAGCTGCTGGATTACCTGAACAAGCACCAAATATAACACCTGCTCCTGCTCCTGCTCCTATTGTGAAACCACCTTCACTTATGGATCATGTAATTGCACTACGTCAAGAAGTTAATCAGCTTTCACAACAAGTAGAAGCTGCTGGTCGTGTTACGGAGGCGGTTGGTAATGCAGTCGGACAAATGTATGGAATGTTTCAAGAACAGACCTCAACTTCAAATTACAGCGCAAATTTCCAAGAGGCGAGGCCGTCACTAGACGATGTCGAGTACTAAAGAATACAAACAACAGTACTATCTTAAAAATAGAGAGAAGTACTTAGAACGCGCTAGACGACAACGTCTTATAGATCCTGTTAAAGCTTCTCTTGCTAGTAAAGCAGCTGGCGTAAAAAGACGTGCCTTTAAAAAATATCTATTAAGCCAGTTCCCTTGCTATCTTTGTGGTTTAGGTGATCCAGACATAATAGATTGGCACCACGTTAATCCTGAAGATAAATTATTTAATGCCAGTGATACCACCAAATCTCATGAGAAATGGTGGAACGAAGTCCTCAAATGTATTCCCGTATGTTGCAACTGCCACCGTAAAATCCACATGAACAAACTATGTCTCCTACCACAGACCAACCATTCCGAATAAGCACACCGCAAGGATATCGGAAATACTTGTGTTCAGGTTTATATATGCCTTCGGTGACGACGGTATTAAGTGCCACTGAAACAGAAAAGTCGAAGGCTGGGCTAAGGAACTGGAACATCGCAAATCCAGGCAAGCTGGAGGAGGCAAGCACTCGTGGC